GTAAATAGTAATGGCAAAAGTTAAATCTACGGCTCAAAAGGTCACGCAAAGGATTGATGTTATAGATAACATTGGCTTCTTTGTAAAGAAATACGACTTTGATAATAAGTACCCACAAAGGGTGACTGATATTGTTAATGATTCGGGAACTGCGAAAACTTGTTTAAAATTGTATGAAAAATTTGTTTTTGGAGGTGGTTTAAAAGATACTGATTTCTACAAAAGTAAGATAAATTCAAAAGGTGAAACTACTGATAAATTTGTACGAAAATTAGTTAAAGATTTTGGTAAATTTGGTGGTGTTGCTATTCACGTTAATTATAACGGTTTATATCAAAAAAGGGAGGTTAGTTTAATACCATTTGAATTTTGTAGATTAGTTCCCGAAGGAGATTTACGCTATGGAATGATTGAGGTTTACGACGATTGGGGAATGACTAAACATAAGAAATTCGATAAGACTGACATTGTTTACATAAATCCTTATAATCCTGCAAATGTAGAACAAGAGGTTGAAGAAGCTGGCGGATGGGAAAATTACAAAGGTCAAATCTACTATTCACCAATGAACGAATATCCATTAGCTCCTTTTGACGCTGTATTGGAGGATATGCTTACAGAAGGTCAACTAAAGAAATTCAAACATTCTACGGCAACGGATAACTTTTTAGCTTCTCATTTATTGGTTATGGGTAAAACTGAAAGTGATGAAGATGCTGAATTATTTGATGAAAATATGCGAGCTTTTCAAGGTGGCGAAGGTGCTGGTCGTATAATGGTAATAGAGCGTGAAAGTAATGAAGAGGCAATCGAATTAAAAAAGTTAGATATTCAAAATTACGATGGCCTTTATGAATACACGGAAAATAGTTCAAGAGATGCTATAATTAAAATGTTTTTAATACCACCCGTTTTACTTTTACGTGTGGCTGGTAGTTTAGGAACGTCAAAAGAGATTAGCGACGCTTTCGACTATTATAATGGTATAACTTCAGATGACAGATTAGTAGTTGAAGAGATTTTAACCGAAATATTTACCAATTTTTACTATAACATTTGCCCTTCTAACGATTATTCTATTTTGCCCTTGAAATATAGCAAAGCAATAGCTCCAGAATACCTATCTTACTATACAAAAAATGAAATACGTATAGCAAATGGAGATGAAGAAGCAACTGATTTAAAAGCTGATACTACTTTGTTGGCAGTTACTTTGGGTGTGGGTGGTACGCAAGCCTTAACTAGTATATTAAGCGACCCAAACCTTACAATTTCACAAAAACAAGGTACATTGAAGGTATTATTTGGCTTAAGTGATGAACAAACAAATCAAATGCTTACATTATGATAACAACAAAATTAATAACACTAGCAAATATACAAGCGGTAAAATCAATTTCTTTGAATGTTAATGAAATTAAGCAATTAACCCCCCATATTTTAGAATCTCAAAACTTTGATTTACGTGAATTATTGGGCGATGCTTTTTATTTAGATTTAATAGCTGACTTTTCGGCTTTACCCTCACTAGATAAATACACTTTATTGTTTAACGGAGGTCAATATACTTATCTAAATGAGGTGTATTACTTAGATGGAATTAAGCAATATTTAGTTTATTCTACATACGCTCGTTATTTAGCTAATTCTAACGTGATTTCAACAGCTACTGGACTAGTTCACAAGACAAACCAATATAGTGACAAAGTAGAAGAGAAAACTATTGCTAGATTAGTATCTCAAGCACGTTCAGGAGCTACATTTTGCGAAGAAAATATTAAGAAATATTTAGAAAGAAATAAAGCAAGCTATCCACTATTTAAATGTGATAAAAATGCTAACTTTACTAATGGAATTAAAATAAGAAATATAGGAAGCTAATGAATAGTGATAATTTAATTTTAAGACAAACGGACAATGCACCGTTAATTAACAAGAATGATGTTATAACGAGTGCTGAATTCGATCAAAATGTAATCAAAATTTACAACGATCTATTAGCGAATAATTATGTTAGTGATTCAACATTAACATTTAGTTCAATTAGAAGCTATGTAACTGGCGAATATGCTACTTATAACGGTCGTTTATGGATTGCGACAACTGAAAGTACGGGTGTTGCACCAACAATTGATAGCTTTGAGTGGAATGATATTTTTCCTTCTGTTTTAGCTCACGAAAAAAACAAAGATACTATACTAGATGAGGGCGGAACTAACGAAACTACGGTTGCCGAAATTAGAGCGTTTATTGATGCTGGTTTAACAACTACAACAAATTTAAGTTTAAGCACTTACACTGGCACAAGCTTTAAAATTGAAAGTTCAACGGGTACTGATGTTACATTGCCTGAAGCTAACGTAGAAGATGCTGGATTGCTATCAGCTAATGACAAAGTTAAATTAAACAACACAAGTGGAATAAACACGGGTGATCAAACATTGGAGTCGTTAAGTGCTGAGGATGTAACGAATAAAGTAACTGATTTTACAACAATTAACGATACACTTTACCCAACTACTCAAGCGGTTGACACTTATGTAACGGCAACTGTTCCAGATTTGGTTGAAACATTTGTTGGAACATTAGCTTCTCAAGACTTACAACAAGTTACTACGGAGGGCAACACAACTACTGATAACATTCAATTTACGGGTGGTGTTGGGGTTCTTTTTGATAATACATCTACATTAAGAAAGGGTACTATTGACGCTGGCTACGGTGGTGCAAAAGGTATTGCACAGATTTGCTCAGTTGGTTATGAGTTGAAATGGGAAGCTGGTAGACTTTACGTTATGGGTGATGGTGGTACTACAATTAGAGAGGTATCTCACAATTTCACAACTACTCCTGGTGCTACGGATGACAATACAAAAGGTTTTATTGTTGGTAGTCGATGGATATTAGACGATGGTAGTTTATACATTTGTACAGATGTAACAACTGCGACTGCTGTATGGGTTTTACAAACAATAACAACAGCTGATATATCAGATAGTTTAAATAAAAGATATGTAACGGACGCTAATTTAACTGTTATAGGTAATACAAGTGGAATTAATACAGGTGATCAAACATTCTTAGATGCGAGGGTGCAAACAGTATCAAGTTCGGCAACGGTTACTCCAATTTCAACAAATGATTTAGTAATTATTACAGCTCAGGCAGTTGGTTTAACATTAGCAAATCCAACGGGTACATTCACGGAGGGTCAAGCCTTAATGATTAGAATTAAAGACAATGGAACTGCACAAACTATTGCATTCGACACTAATTATAGAGCTATTGGAGTGACTTTACCAACTACAACGGTAATTAGTAAGACGATGTATTTAGGAATAATTTACAATTCAACAGATACCAAGTGGGATATTGTTGGATATAATATTCAAGCATAATGTACTATCCATTAATTAGTTCAATGAATAAAGCTAGTGCGCCAGCTTATACAACACGTACAACAGCTTTCGCAACTGCAACAGGAATTACCGACACTACTATTCTAGGGGCGTTAAACACTTTTGATTTAGGTTTGATTAGTAATGGAATTGATACTAAAATGAAAGCATTATATCCAATGGTAGGAGGTACAAGTACAACTTGTAAATATAACTTTATGGATGCGGTTGATTCTAATTCTGCATTTAGGCTTCAATTTAATGGTGGATGGACATTTGCTAGTACAGGTGCAAAACCAAATGGTTCTAATGCTTATGCAGATACTTTTTACAGTCAATTAGCTCAGGGAGATGATGTAAATTCAGGACATTTAAGTTATTATTCCCGAACAAATAGTAATGGGGCTGAAATAGAGATAGGTGCTGCAGGATTAGGTTACTCTTTACTTGAGATAAGAACAGCAGGAATCACATACCCGTATATCAATCAAGGGGGAGGGGCAACAACAAGTTTTGCTGATGCTGATTCCTTTGGTTTTTATGTTGCAAATAGAACTGGGGCGTCTGTTTTAAATGCTTGGAAAAATGGAGTTAAAAAAGTATCAGGTACTAATGCATCTACTTCAGTTTCCAGTTATAATCTATATTTAGGTGCTTATGATATTTCTTATTCTACCTATTATTCCACAAAAGAATGTGCTTTTTCATCAATTGGCAACGGGTTAACAGATGGTGAAGCAAGTACTTTATATACATTAACACAAGCAATGCAAATAACATTAAGTAGG